CTATACTTTTAAATGTATACCTTTACCTCTCAAATTTTCTATGCAATCAGCCAGATATTCAATATTATGCTCTTTGTAAATTGGACTGCTTATAATTTCCTCTTTAAGATTATCGTACTTTTCTGCTGTCCTTCCTCTATAATTTTTATCTTTCCATTCCGCAGAAACATTATATCCTCTTTTTTCCATCTCCTCCATAACCAATACATGGTAAATAAAAAGATGATACGGGGAATATGTAAACACATAGTCCACAGTTTTATGTCTCTTTTTCCATCCATTGCCCCTCAGAGCACAACATTCCCTATGTTGTCCAAGAAGCTGATTTTTGGGCAATAAGTGGATAAGTTTTTCATGCCATAGTCTCATATTGTTCTCCTGTTAATGTTGTGGTCAAGGGTTTTTGTAAGGCAAATTGCAAGTTTAATTGTTGCAAGTTCTCGTTAAACTTTTAGCCCTAAATTGCAATATCAAATCGGGCAGTAGAGTACAACAGAATCAAAAATTATGTGTGAAGAGTTTTCAAGGCGGTATCGAAGCGTTCTTGCGGAGTTTCGTAGTCTAGGATCTTGCGTGGCAGCGTATTGATCCAATCTTCCATGAAAATTATACCATAGAACACGCCGTGTTGCCTAATGCTTCTTTGAAAGAGATATTCAAAACATACAATATGACGAATGGAAGCTCTCCTATATTCTCACCCCTCAACACCAATCTCAATCTCGCCCTTGAAAACAACAACTATTTCGCCATCCTCCTTAACTGCAATGTGATCGAGCAGCCCGCCCCATAACTCCTCGTCGAACTCAAGCTGCTCTCCATTGATCCCACATACCACTTGAATCATGCCCTCCAAGGTGTTTCTCTTGCTCTCCCTCTCGGCAATTTGCTCATCCAACCTCGCTAGATGCCCCTGCTTTTCCACATAGAGTGCGCGAATCTCATTCTCCTGATTCAGATACGCATTCTGATCCTGTGCCACCCGTGCATTCTCACGAATCAGTATTTCAAGACGTTCTGCCAAAACGCCGAGTTCCTGCTCTGTTCTATTACGCTCCTCAGTCAACTCCCTCGTTTGACAAATACCATCAATCAGGGATCGGAGTTCTGCAATCACGTTCTCTTTGACCTCCACCAAGGAGTTCAGTGCTTTGACGAAAATCCGCTTGATTTCTTCCTCCGTCAGATGTCTTGTATTGCATGGCTTCCCTTTGTGGGCATATTTCTTGTTGCAGCGATAGATGACTCTGCGGTATTTGTCGGTCGAGTGCCAGACCTTCGCACCGTAGTAACCGCCGCAGCAGCCGCATTTTATCTTGTTCGCGAAGATGCTTACGCCGCTGTGCTTCCCTCTCTTTTCACGCTCCTTGACTTCTGTCTGCACAAAGTCGAACAAGTCCGGCGGGATAATTGCCTCGTGGTGCTCCTCCACATAGTACTGTGGAATCTCGCCCGTATTCTTCCGTCGCGTCTTATCCAAAAAGTCTGCCGTATATTGTTTCTGGATCAGCGCATCACCGCGGTACTTCTCATTCGTGAGGATGGAACGCACTGTGGAGATGTACCACTTGTCCTTTCCCGACGGGGATTTGATGCCCCGTTTCTCTAGTTCCTTGGTAATCGCGTAGAAGGATCGCCCGCCAAGGAAGAGTTTGTAGATGAGCCTTACGATTTTCGCCTGTTCCTCGTTGATTTGGAAATCCTTGTCATAGCCGAGAAAAGCACTGTAGCCCACACTGGTCTTGCCCTCGGCAAACTGCTTGCGCTTGCCCCATGTGGTGTTCTCCGAGATGCTGCGGCTCTCCTCCTGAGCCAGGCTGGACATAATCGTTATAAGGAGTTCCCCCTTCACGCTTACTTTGATACAATGATATTTTTCCTCTGAACCCTTACATTTTTCCTGTACTCTGACATTTTTCAGGGTGTCAAAATATAAAGAGAGCGGGCATCGGCTTTTCTCACCGGCTCCCGCTCGTCGTTTATCTGTCCAGTTTTATCTCGCTCCCGTCCTTGAACGTAACGGTCACTTTGCTCTTATCGTGCACGGTGATGAAATCCACCATTGAGAGCCAAAGGTCGTCATCGAACGTGTCGATTAAATCCTGTTCTCTCAGTTTTCCCAGAAAAATGGAAACTTGCTCGCCACGGACTGTTCGATCGCTTATCTGTTCGACGATCTCATCATACCGCTTCTTTGCGCTTTCGTACCGCTCGACAAGGCTTTGGTAGCGTTCCTCGTATGCCGTCTGGTCTTGGGCAATACGGGCATTTTCCTTAATGCAGTCCTCCACCAGTCTTGCCGTGACATTCAGTTCATTTTCCAGTGCCCTGCGCTCCTCGACAAGTGCCGTGGTGGAGAACAGCTTGTCCCGCATCATTTCGTAGGTAGAGATAATTTCTTCTTTTTCGGCAAGCAGCAGATTGACGGCGCGAACGAACAGTTCCTTGATTTCGTCCTCTGTAAAATGCGGCGTGCTGCATTTCGTGCCGCGAAACTTGTGATTGCATTGCCAAATAACCCGTTTGTACTTATCCGTGGAGTGCCACGTTTTCGAGCCGTACCAAGAACCACAGTCGCCGCATCTAAGTTTACTTGAGAAAATGCTGACAGAGCTGATTCTGTCCCTCCCCCGCTTGCGCCCCTCCATCATCCGCTGCACCATGTCGTAAACATCCGGGTCGATGATTGGCGCGTGACTGTGCTCCACATAGTAACTCGGGACTTGCCCGGTGTTCTTGACGGTTTTCTTGGTCAGAAAATCTGGGGTAAATGTCTTTTGGAGAAGTGCCCGCCCACAGTATTTCTCGTTACGAAGGATGCTGCTCACGGTACTGTCACTCCACCGGGTTTTTCCACTGGGCGTTTTGATGCCTTCCTCGGTCAGCACTTTCGCTATGCCGTAAGGAGACATACCCTTGATGTAGAGCGCATAAATCCTGCGGATCACCTTTGCCTCTTCCTCGTTGATGACAAGCGTTCCCCCCTCTCCTCTGTCATAGCCGAGGAATCGACTGTAGCTGAGGGTGAATTTCCCATCTGCCATTTTCTTGCGAATGCCCCAATTCACATTTTCTGAGATGGAGCGGGATTCCTCCTGACTGAGGCTCGCCAAAATGGTCAAGAGCATTTCCACTTTGGGATCAAATGTTTTAAGGTTCTCTTTCTCGAACCAGACCTCCACACCATGCTCTTTCAGTTTTCGTATGGTTGTGAGGCTGTCCACGGTGTTTCTCGCAAAGCGCGACACAGATTTCGTGAGAATCAGTTGGATTTTGCCGTCCAGGGCATCCTGCACCATCGCCTTGAACGCCTCGCGCTTCCGGGTATTGCAGCCGCTGATTCCTTCATCGGCGTATACCTTGACGAACGCCCAATCTGCACGGCTCTTGATGTACCGCTCGTAATAATCGCATTGGGCGGCATAGCTGCTCTGCTGCTCCTCCTCATCCGTAGAAACCCGCGCATACGCCGCAACTTTACGCTTTTCTGTGGCAGATAAGGGCTGCGCCGAGAATTTATTGACGCTGGCGGGGATGACCGTTACGCTTCTCATTGTCTATTCGCCTCCTTGTGGCAATGCGCTGTTCCTGCTTTTTCAGTTCAACCGTCCGCCGCTTTTGGACGGTATCGAACAGTTCTTTGCTGACAATCGGTGCGTGGTCATTCTCGATAACCTCATCCACACCGCTTTCCGTAAACTGTCCCTTGATGGTTCGATTGCCGATGTAGAAATCGCTGTCGAGAACTGTTGTTACCACACGGCGGGAAAATCTGCCCCGAATGCTCTGATAGCCCTTGGATTCGAGTTCACGCGAAATGTCGGAGATGTTCCATCCCTCGGCATAGTATTGATACACCAACTGCACGGCTTCTGCCTCTTTTGGAACAATCACATAACCGTTCTTGCTCCATGTGTAGCCGAAGGGCTTTCTGTGTGGGTCGATGTATTTCTTCTCGTCCTGACTGAAATAATGGATGCGGGCGGTTTTCATCGTTCCATCGTAAAAATGGAAGACGAGACTGTCCGTATCGGTGGTGAGGATCTTCTCAACCGTCCGCGCAAAAACATTCTCGTCAAATACCGTCAGCCCCAGAACCTCGCAGCACGCCTCCCACAGCCGACACCCACGGATATTCCTTGCATCGCACATTCGCTTGTGAATTTTGCCGTAGCAAAACCAATGCTCCTGCAAGCCGTCATGCCTGTTGGTTTTGGTCACGCCCTTGACGAAGTGTGCGCCGCATCTTCCGCAGATGATTTTTGCCGAGAAACCGCTCGGCTTTACAATGCGGTGTGCGGCCGGGTTGAACTCGTAGCTCGCCTTGATTTTCCCCTGTACCTTCTCGAACGTCTCGCGCTCGATGATCGGTTCGTGATTATCGGTGACAAGGTAGCGCGGAAGCTGCCCCGTGTTCTTGAAGACATTGTGCGTCCGAGGATTTTCCGTAAAATACCGCTGAAGGATGACATCGCCGATGTAAACCGGATTCTCCAAAACATAGTGAATGAACGGTATCGAACAGGCATGTCCGTTCTCCTTGAGCCATTTTGCTGTGCGCCCAAGAGGGACATCCTTTAGGAAGTTATCGAATATGACGCGGACAGCCTTTGCCTCCTCCTCACAGACAACGAAGGTTTCTCCGTTCCAACGATAACCGTAAGCTGCGACATGCCATTGCTTCCCTCGCTCGAATTTCTTCCGGATCGCCCATTTGGCATTCTCGGACTGGCTGCGGCTTTCCTCTTCCGCAAAGCCCGCCAAAATGCTGAGTAAAAGTTCACCATCAGACGAGAGGGTATGTATATTCTCTTTTTCAAACCGCACTTCTACGCCGATGGATTTTAGATGGCGCACGGTTTCCAATAGATCAACCGTGCTGCGGGCAAACCGCGAAATGCTCTTGCAGAGAACGATGTCTATTTTCCCGGCATTGCAGTCGTCGATGAGGCGCTGAAATTCTGCCCTGCGCCGTATGTCGCCGCCGGAGATTCCGCTGTCGGCATAAACGCCGACATAAATCCATTCAGGATTCCTTTGGATAAGTTCGCTGAAATAGCTGATTTGCGCGGAAAGCGAGTGGTTCAGCCGATCCGATTCCATCGAGATACGGGCATACGCCGCCACACGTTTTCTCGGCTTTAGGACGGTAACCGTAGGCTCGATTTTTCTTACCTCTGCCACTCTATCAACCTCCTTTCCATCCTATATATTGCTCTGTGAAGCGGATTTATCAAGCATTTTCCGAGATAAGCCGACCAAGATACGGCTGATATTTTGCAAGGAGCACGGTGTCGATTTCAGCATACTCATCCGCTGTGATGAGCCCCTTTGCCCGCATGGTCTTTGCTACGGAGAGCGACATGTGGTAGAGCATATCTGCGCGGTACTGTTCTTTACGCACGGATACCACCACCTTGAAACCGCTCTGCGACATAACAGGCGTGGGAGCAATACTTCCTGTGCTCACGCCGATAGGCAGAAAATATCCTGCCGCAATGAGCGCAGCGACAGGTTTCGCCTGTCGGCTTATTCCCTTTGTCACGATTCCTGCTCCACCATGTCTCCCGACACTGAATCGAGTAGAACTTTCGCTGCTTTCTCTTTGGTATCTGCACCAGAGGCTTGCCGCAAAAGAGACACACAGCAGATGTAGGACTCCCCATCAGTTCGTTGTTGCGGCAAAAGGACTTCACGGTATTGACGGATATGCCCATCGACGAGGCTATCTTTTTGTATCCCAGTCCACCTCTGCGGAGTGTATGGATTTGCTGTTTCTGTTCTTTCGTCATAGAAAACACCTCCTGCAAGGTAGCCTTGGCAGGAGGTGAAAAGGGACGTTTTTACTCTTTCTGATAGAAATTACATTCAAAACCATCGGCGCGGAGCAGAAGTCCCGTTGCCCAAGGCGGGGTTCGTGCCATCTGCTCACACAGGGCAACAAGAGAGACTCGCTCATCGCATTCGATGATGAGTTCGTCATGGACGTGCGCGACAACGTCCATCGTTCGCAGCGTCTGCATGGCGTAGCAGAGAATGTCGCGGCTGATCGCCTGCGTGATATTCTCCACGAGCTTCGGGCCGTAGGATTCGATCCGCGCCCACTTTTTCGAGAGATCGAGTCCCATGTAAGTAATGGATTCGCCGCCGAACGGATTCTCTCCGATGCGCGGCTTCACATAGGAGAGTCTGCGACCACTCGGTAGTTCGAGGAACATCATGCCGCTCTGATAGATGAACTGGATTCCATGCGTCATCTTTTTGCTTCGTTCCTTGATACAGTCCTTGGCGGCGCGATCCACCGCCCACCAGAAGTCCACGATGTTCGGATTTGCCGAACGCCAAGCGTCCACGAGCGGCTTTAGCTCCTCTTCCTTCATCCCGGACTCCAATGCGCCGAATGCCTTCAGCGCACCAACAGAGCCGCCGTAGCCGCAGTTGTGGACTAATTTTCCCGATACGGTAAAACGGTGATGCTTTCCGGCATTTCGGATGTCATAAAGTCGAGCCGTGCGCTGATGATACGCCAATTCTTCCTTTTCTCGCTGACAGCTGTCTCCGCAGCTTTGATAATCTCCGAACGAGTCATTCCTGCGGACAGTTTTCTCGTTACCACAGCGCGGCAATAAGGCCAATACTCCTGATGAAACTCCGACAAAACCGTAATTCTGCGGTTTGCTTGATTTTGCGCTCTGGGTACAAAGCGTAGATTCCCTTTGGTGTAATTTCCGTTCGTATCGATGCGATCCAGTTCCATCGAGCGTGAGGGCAGACCGAATGTTTTTATGAGATACAGACCTGCCTCCGTCACACTCGGAAAATCGAACTTGATCCCTCGCCCTCCATACAGAGGGTACGCCCTGTCGTTCGGGTTCTCGCAGCGTTGTTTTGCTGCTGTGAGTCGTCTGTCCAACCAAGATGGACTCTGTCTCGGTTGCGAACAGCTCTGGCAGCCCTTCGATTTCCCGCTGCGAAGATTGTCCAAGTACTGCCACTGGATTGCACCGCATCCCGTACATTTTGTCAGAACGTAGCAATGATTCATTGCCGCATTCCATCTCTTTTCCGGGCTGATGATTCTCACCCAGCCGAATTGCCGTCCCACCATCTCCTGTTTGTACGAGATGTGCGCCGCAGGAGGCGGCATCTCCAAACTGTATCGGCTGCGATTTCCCCTGAACCCAGCCGAGATGATCCGGGGTTGCTGTAAGACCTTCATAGGTAATTACCTCCCGTTCGCCTTTGAAAATGACACCATCATGGTTGACCCAGCTTTCTCCGTCCCAGAGCAAATGCTCCGTGCGAACACGCTCAATAGGAACGAGTCCTTCATTCGTAAGGACAAGCTGTCCCTCAGCGATACACGCCAGTTCTGCCTGTTTCCCTTTTTGCCTGAGATGCCCGTTCTCACCGTGTTTCACTACATTACAATGAAACATCCTGCCCGCCGTAGCGCAGTAGATATCGCCGTTACCCTCAAAAACATCCATGCGCCATCGTTCCTCGGCAAGCCATGACAGTACCCGTGCTTCGATGGCTGAAAAGTCCGCAACGATGAATTTTCTGCCCTCCTTCGGGATAAAGGCAGTACGAATCAGCTGAGACAAGATGTCTGGGACAGACTCATAGAGCATTTCCAGTGCTTCATAATTTCCCTGCCGCACGAGGGCACGGGCACACTCAAGGTCGATGAGATAATTTCTTGGAAGATTTTGTAATTGAATGTGGCGTCCCGAAAACGGCCCGGTACGGTTCGCACCATAGAACTGGAACATACCCCGTGCACGACCATCCGAGCAAACGGTATTCTGCATTGCCTGATATTTCTTCACCGAGGACTTTGCAAGCTGCTGCCGAAGTTCCAGTACTTCCTTCAGCGGAGTGGGAACATTGGCAAGAAGGGCAGTCACGGACTTCTTGTCGAGCGACTCGGTTTCAACGCCCTGCTCCTTGAGCCATGCCTTCATCTGCATCACGCTATTCGGATTCTCAAGCCCCGTCAGAGACTTCATCCTGTCCAACAGTTGATTTTTCGTAATCTCGTCAATCTGGACGGCATTCTCCACCAAGGGCATATCCAGACGTATCCCACGGTCATTGATCTCCTGGTCTAGCACATACTCCTCCCATACCGACGGAGGAACAGGATATTTGGAGAGCCGCTGCTGAATAGCCATCTCCACTTCGACATCACGGCGATTGTAGGACTTGAAGAGTTCCCACTTCGCTCCCGTGGGTTCGTGGAACGGAGGCGTTGAAAAATAGCGAATGAGTGCCTTGCCCTCGTTCATTTTCTGCTCTTCCAATCCCAACACCCGTCCGACGGCGGCAAGTGAGAGCGGAAGTCCCATGTAGGCAGACCAGACCATCGTGCATCGCCAGCTGTGGGGACTGAGGAAACAAGCGCGCTCGGTAGTGTGAAGCATCCCCAAGTCCGACAAGTATCGCGACAAGCACACACGCTCAAAGTTGGCGTTGAATGCCCACTTGATGACGCTATCATCCGCCAGCGCATCCAGAATTTCCTGCGGAATCCGCTCACCACGCACGAGGTCAATGACCTGCACCGCGCCTCCGTCCACGGAATATCCAAAGAGCAGGATCGCGAAATCCTCTGCCTCGGTGTAACGATATACGCCGCTTTTCCCAATATCCACACTGCTCCGCGTTTCGAGATCAACGGACAATGATTTCATGTCACTTCTCCTTCCGTGACAAAGGCAGCGAGGAAGAATCCCCGCTGCCCGTGTCGGTCAACTCTTATTTAGCTAAGAAAATCCTCGTCCTCATCGGCGAAGTCATCCTCGGCGCGTGTCTTGTCGCCGAGCGGCTCACCGTCGGAAATCTTCTGCAGGTTGTTCAGCCCGCAAGCGATGCCCTTGTTGCCGTTCGAGTTGAATGCGTAGAAGTTGATGCTTGCGCGTCCGTAAACGCCGGAGTATACCTCCGAGTGTTCGATGATCGGATTGCGGGCAGCATCCACGATGCCGGGCGCGGTCGCAGAGTTTGCGTTGATGAAGTAGCTGTCCTTATACGCCTCATCGTCCGGGCGTTCCGCATCGCCATCGCGGAGCGGCGTCTTGATCGCCGTGAGCGCGGGGACGGATTTGCTGTTTCCCTTGAGTTTGCTCTGCCCCTCATCGTATGCCGCCTGAATGGCATTCTTGACCGCTGTCACCGTTTTGGTGTCACTCTTCGGAATGATAAGCGACACACTGTACTTCGGCGTACCGCCGTTGATGGACTTTGCCTGCCAGACGTTCGCATAACTCCAACGTGTCTTGACACCCGTGATCACTTTTGTCGGATTGATAACTTTTGCCATGGTACTTTTCCTCAACTTTCCTTGAAATCTTCTGCTGCAGTGTTCATCGCCGGCCGCTTGTCGCTCATGGGAGCGAGGGTTGGTTTCCCCTGCGGCTTGATAACGAAACCGCCGAGCAGTTCCTCAAACTTACTTTTTCCGAGCAGACCGGTCATCGCCGTAATCCCGAGCAGTTTCTGCTCATATGGCTCATAGCCCGCTTCTTTGACTGTTTTGGCGACCGCCGCCTCGTCGGTGTATTTCCGATTGGAGCGACCCTCGACCAGCTTCCAGCCTGTCCACTGCTTGCCTTGGATCGCCCGCAGCAGGGCGTATTCCTTGATGTCGCTGACCCATGCGGCGAGCGTGTCAGCTTTTGCAAGCACCGCTTCTACTTCCGAATCTTCCAGTGTCGGTGGCATTTCGAAGTCATACCGGGCGAATTCCAGATTGTACTCTGCCCGTTTGCGGCAGGTCGCCTTGATCTTGCAGAACTGGCAGTGCGCCCCTGCACAGAACTCGCCTTCTCCTTTGTGTGCCAGCTTTGCCGCAGGTACAAGCGTATCTGCCGCCCATGCCAGAAGGTCGGCTTTCGAGATGCTGAACTCCGAGATGTTGGCGAGACGAGGTTGGAAGATCACCATCCGCACCTCTTCGATGTCGTACAGACCGTCGAACATCTGGATGCACCCGAGCGCGTAACACATCATCTGCGGATTGTGGTCAGCACTGACCTCGATGCCTTTGCCGTGCTTATAGTCCACAATGCAGACAGTCTTGCCCGAAATGATGAGCGTGTCGGCAGTGCCGAAGCCATCCGGGACAAATTCCGAGAAATCCACGCGCTGCTCGACCGACACCATTGTGTCCTTGGTCTCTGCGCGGAACTGACCAACCAACTCCGTTACGAACTGGCAGTATGCCTCGGCGCACTCCTCCATCTCAGTGTCATAGGAGCCGAGATTCTTGGTCGGATCGCGTACCCGCTCACCCAGAGCCTTGCGAAGTTTGTACTCACAGAGCGTATGTGCGTCTGTCCCTTGTGCGGCATACTCACTTGGCGCATCAGACTTTTCCGCATTGAGCCGTGCCGACGGTGGACAGGCGATCCAACGTGCGGCAGAGGATGCCGAGAGGACGGCGTGTTTACGTGCCAATCTTCTCAGCCTCCTTCAGGAGTGCCGCATAATGCTCCGGCGCGATGTTCGACAACCTGTCCGCGCCATGCTTTTCCAGCAAAGTACGGATTTCTGCCGTAAATCCCTCCCGAGATTTTTGAGCAAGAACGCACCGTACATCTTCGATGGTCAGCGTAGCTTCCTGCGGAGCGATGGTTTCGACCTGTTCTGCAGGCGATTCCTCGAAAGCACGTACCAAACGCTCTGCCGCTCCAAGGAGCATTTCGCCGCAGCTGCGGATTTCCGACACCGCAAGTTCCAGTTCTTTCCTATCCACGACATACACCTCCCACGTCCTTGATGGCGATCTCTCGCACCGTATCTCCCGGCACGAGGATCGTCAGCTTGCATTTCTCACCCAACAGAAAGCGAAGGATCCGCTCCCGCAAGGTGATGTTCCGACAAGCGACAATGCCATCGTCCATTGACTCCTTGGAGACACTGATTTTCAGATTGTGCTCCATTTTGCTTTACCTCTCTTTCCGAGGGATTTTCCTTCCCTCTGATAGGTAGCCTTGGGAGACCGGAAAAAAGGACGTTTTCTCAAAAAAATATTGCCCACCACGAAAAATTCGCAGTGGGCAACGGTCCGTAATATTCATTTATCTCCGAGACTATGCATCATATCCTGCAATTTCTGTGGAACGGGAAGCCCCATCCATGCTGCGTTCTCGATGATCGAGATCCCCTCATTCGAGATGTAGAAGAAGATCACGGCAGAGCGCAGGACACAGCCGCTTCCGATGATGTGGGTATCGAGGACATTCGCCACGCCGACAAGGGTGAAGATGCAGACTTTCTTGCAAATGCCCTTGAAGCCGATCGCACTGGACAGTTTCTTTTCCACAATCGCACGGAGAACACCAGTAACATAGTCCGTCGCCACAAATACGACAAGTGCATAGAGCAGATCGTCGAAACTGCCAAGAAACTCACCAACCACGATGCCGATGCCCGCCGCATAAAGACGTATGGTAAGAATATGATCCATATCAGACACCCCCTGCTTTCTTCCATTTATTGAGATTGCTCATCCTGCGCAGACGGTAGTTGTAGCATCCGCGCATCAGCTGCGTAAACTGACCGTCTTTCCATAAATATAAGGGCGAGCCTGTGCTGACAAGATATTTCCCCTGTCCCAGAGGGCAGAGACTTGTACGGGCAGTCGGATTCGTTGGAAGCTCCATGAGCAGCTCATCCTTTGCGCTGTAAATCTTTGAAATATACCTTTTCCCGGAGATAAGATAATCCAGATTTGCAGGAAAGCGCATATACATTCCGTCATGGAGGGGATAGCGGATGCTGTAATCCGGTGCGCTCCATCTGGTTTCCGAAGTATAGGTTTCCCCTGTAACAGAGTCTCTTGACGTTGTTTTGGTTTTCTCCATCCAAGGCTCAAGATTGCTGCCATCGAAGAACACATAACGGTCTGTGCTGACATGACTTCCGTTTTCCCCATGCTCTGATATGGAGTGCCATATCATCACTTTGAAGTTCCCAGCTTTATCCACCCGCCCGCCTTCTGTCTGACAGCTATAGAGGTCAGTGGGACCGGATACAGTGGGAGCACCAAACATCTGCACAAGATCGTAGGAGGCGATCACCTCGCCGTTGCATTTAACAGCGAGGATACTGTCACGCTGATCTGCCCCGATGAGCGGGAACACGAGGACATTCACAGCTTCGAGGGTATAGAGATTTCCCCGCTCATCCATTTCGGCATCGAGCATTCCATAGCCTGAGACATACGCGAAGTGGCGGCTGCTGTTGACCATCCATATATCCTCTTTGGAAAAGCCGAGCGGATGAATCTTTCCTTTTGCATAGTACGAATGGAGCATCTGGTTTTTTTGATCCTTCCACTTTATTTGGAGGAGCGGTATGCCAGAAAGGACATTTGTCGGGATGTAGCTGCTACCGCCCTCGGATTCATGACCATAAACACAGCGACCATCTGTCCAAATCCACTCTCCCTCCCGAATGGAGCGGTTTCCTATGCAGGTAAGCCACACGCCATCGGCAAGCACCCGTTTCCCGCTCATAGCTTTCACTCTAGCCCTGTGCATCGTCTCACGCTCCCACGATGACGGCTGTCCCGCCCCTTGAAATCTGTACCCACACCAAACTGCCGTCACTGGTGTTACAGTCCACTGCCGCACGGAAGGGATAAGATCGCTCCCCGATATGGACACGCCCATTCTGAATCCTGCCACGCTGCGCCTGTGACTCAACCACCTTCGAGTTCTTTATCCCTGCCCGTATCGCCGCTGCGAGCCCCATAACGCCGTGCATCAAAACCACCTCACCATCTTGATTGTCTGCCGCAAAAGACGCGGCGTGAGTTCCACCGTATTGGACTGAAGGAAATACTCGTATCCCTCAAAACGGATGCGCTCGGTGAAATCGACAATGTGGTCAATATCCGGAACGCCGCTACGAATCCGTGCGCGAATTTCCACTGTGACCGTCTCCTGCGTCTTGCGGTTAAGCCACTCGATTTCTCGTGTCAAGGCACGAAGATAGTCTGTCCCCACAACGGGAAACTCGGTGTCAATGAGGGAAGAATACGGAAGCGCATCATCGCTCGCGTAACTTGCACCAAGGCTGAGATTCGACTGCTCGACGGTGAACTGGCTTGCCTTGCCGCCGGGTTTTCCCTGTGAGAGCGAGCTTCCTTCAAGCACGCCGTCCACATAGACTGTGGTCGCATACCATCCGTAGCCGAGCGGGGCGTGGTAGGTGATGCGCTCTGTCCCCTTCTCGTTGCTCCAATCCTCCCAGTCATATTCCGTGTGCTTCTTTCCGTCATTGACTGCCTCGGTGGTACGTTCCCATTCCTTAAAGAGATACACGTCGCGCCCCGTGGAGGCGTATGCGTAATCCGTTCGGCTGGTCGAGCCGTCCACATTATGCGTGCGCTTCTCTGCGAGGTATTCCCCATCGTAGGTATAGGTGCTGTAGCCGTTCTCATTCGTCTCACGGACGAGAAAGCCGTTGGAGTAAGTGCGGCTGATCTCTTTGAAGGAAATCGTTCCGGTGAAAGGCACGGGAGCGGTATCCTCCTCGTTGTGCGCCCCGCTCTCATGATTGTTGTTCGCGCTGTGCCAGACGGAACGAACGAGTTTCCGTTCGATGGTCGGCTGCGCGTGCGGCCAGTTCGTAATGTCAATGACAGTCTCCTCCATGCCGCGCTGAATGATGTGGAGCGTATCTCCACGAATAAAGACGTTGATCTGCTGCTGCGGCAGTTTTGCCGTCCATCCGAAGAGCGCGGAGATGAAGTCATGGTAGGTCATACCGCTGCCCTCAAAGTTCTGCGACGGTGTGAAATCATCGGTCAGACGGTGTAATTTCAAACCAAGTGCCGCCGCAATCTCGGCAGCATAGCGCGACACCTTTGCCCGCTCGACGTAGATATGGATAGGCGTGTAGAGGAGGGTGTCCTTACTGTATGTTCCCTTAACGGACTGCATGATGCCGCGCTGACTTGTCTCCTCCACGAGAAAACGGAAGGCATAGTCCATCACACGCCCTTGGATGCTTGCACCAACAGACAGCGGTTGAACGCTTTCAAGTTGGATGTTGTCGGAGAGACTGAGTTCCCCAAGCGTCACGGAGAACGAGCGAATGCCGCGCTCTCTAAACTCTGCGTAGGTAAGCGTATGAGGAATCTCAATCCTCGTATCTGCCAATATATGCAGAAACTTGATAAGCTGACGTGCTGTATCTGTTCCAACGGAGCAGAATTGTCCGGTACGCCGCAACGTATCTGTATTTACCGATTCCGTCCGTCCAATCCGGCGGAGCAGCTTTCCTCTAATTGATACTTTCACTCCTGTTTGAAGCAATCGTCGTGTGTCGACGTGAACCACGCAGGATGCATGAAGTTCCCGCCTTAGATCACACGTCAGTTTTACCGGTTCTCGAATCATCGGGATAAACGTGATGTAAACGGCAGGGTGGAGATGGATGCGTCCAAAAGGAAACCACGAGATGAGAACACCGGGCATCAGCTTGATACTCATGTCCCCGCTCTCCATCCAAACTGTCGCTCTGCAAGCTCTGCAATTCTCAAAGGCGTGTCGTATGCTCCCATAACGTACCCCGCCGTATCTTGCCCTACGATATGTCTGCCGTGTTCTGTAATGACATCTCCACTCTTTTCAATCGCTGTCAGAGCGCACAGTCCTTCTGCTGTCCGATAGGCGGGCTTTGCAAAGGGCGCAATACTGACCACACGGGAGTTCCCTCCATATTGCGAGATGAGTGCCGAAACATCGACCGTCTGCAGAAGCTCCTGCCCTGCCGCCGTCGCTTCATAGCTGCCATCGCCGCAGTCGGTCATGTTTGTTTGTGTTGCCGCAACCTGCAGCAAAGCGATCTGCTCGCGGGGATCAATCGGGGCATCCGACAGGATGAGATTCGAGATAAGGGCGCGGTTGTTGTCGCTGAATATCTTGATGGTACGAGAATCATACGAGAGGTTTATATCCCTCTTATTGCAAAATTCATGATCGTTGACGACGACGTGCAGGATGCCATTGTTCTCATTCCCCTGCTTGATGTGAAGCCATACGGTACTCATTGCGTACATGGGAATGATCTCAGCGATGTCGGACTGGTAAAAAAGCGAGTTGGTTCCTGCGAGTCCGGAAATGGTCAAACTGCGATAACCTCTCAGATAGATTCCGTTTTGATACCCGATACCAAGTGAAAAATCGACATCATCACGCCCTTTTACCCCGAGAATATACAAATCGAACTTTCCGTAAAATTCCGTCGGAACTTCGGAAAGTTCGACTCCCCGCTCTTTGGAAGGCTGCCAAAAAGATACACCCGTCTTGCTGTACTGCTCACCCGTCACTGTTGTACCGCCGCTGGTCGAAAGCAACTCCGCATAACCAGGATTGATGTACTTGAACGACACGACGCACCTCCTAATCCGACACAAGCAGCCCTTCTGCTTGAAGATCGACACTCACATCGCTTTGTGGCTGCTCATCGGAAGAACTCGTTGCTTTCACCCAGAAGATGACATTCACAGTGCTGACACCGGAAAGTGCAATCTCATCCTTCCAGTCCGCAGCAGTCAAAACGGTATCAGTCGTATAATTGTGATCCATCGCCACCTTCCACTTGTCCGCATGATCGCCGACGAATTTGATCGTCAAGGCTTCGTCAATATGGAAGCCGCTCTCGCAGCGCACGGCGCATTTGATGGCTTTCTCCTCTGCCTTGCCCGCATCGAGGAGGACTGAGATCGGCGCAAGTTCCGTACCGGAGCTGACCTCCGTCCCATCTTTGCCGCCCTCAGTCGGATTGTTCATATAAATATGCAGCAGTTCTGCCATTGTCACACCCTCCAAAATTCAAGTGAAATCTTATATACCTTCGGGAAATGAGCCATATACTCGTAGGACTTCACCACAACACGCATCGAGGGCAGGACGCTCCCGCTCTCGTCCGTTACGGACACCCTTGCGCGGCTATCCCAATATGCCTTGATTTTCTCCCAGTCAGCGGCAGTTACAACAACGGTGCAAGAGATACGGTCTCCCTCTGCAATATGCCCGAAATCCTGCACGACCACACCGCCGACGATCTCCAAGAGCTGCTGACGGTCATCAGGAACGATCTGCCAGTTCTCGACACTCAGCGTTCTAACCTCACCAATGTGAATATGAATTGGAATCACCCCCTAGGGCATTTTCAACAGCAGGACGGATGCGGTCGGCGACATGATCGGCAAGCATACGCATTCCCTCGTTATCCTCCGTAACAGCATTCTCGATTTGCACCTGTATGTGAATCTGGCGATTGTCCGTCATAGAGGGAGATGTCTGATCCCCTTGCTGTGAAGCACTTGCGCCCTGCCCCGCAGTTTGGATGCTCTGCGCCTGTTGTCCAAGCCCTGCCATCATCTGTGAATACGAAAACTCCTGCCCATTGACACGGATGCGGGAACTGTCCTCACGCTTCTCGGGAGCAAAATTCGGCAGGAGATTCTCCATCGCCCATTTCCGTCCCGATTGGAACTGCTGAAGTAACTCTGGTGTCAGTCCTAAATCCTCTGTCGTGAACTTGTTCTTTTTGCGAAGGTACTCCATCAGTCCGACCTGCCCGGACTCCTTGAACACCTTCAGTTCCTCTTTCTGGGAACGGAGGACTTCCAGAGCGGCATTGCGCTTGGCATCGAGTTTTTGCTTCTCCGCCCAGCGTGTCGCCTCAACCTCATCCAGACCTTTCTGCACCCACGCATCCTTCTCGCGCTCAATCTCCGCAAGGCGGTTTTCAAGCTCCGTTTTCCAGATCGAGTCAATATTGGAAGCGACATCCCGCTCCCACTGCTCCATGACACGCGCCTTGCTCTCACTGAGCCACGCCTGTGTTTGGAGTTCGTCCAACCCCTTCTGACGAAAGGCATCCGCTTCACGGGAGATGGAGTCCAGCTTGTTCTGCAGGTCGGTCTTATAGAGCGCATTCGCCTTATCCACAACGTCGCGCTGAAAGTCAGCGTAGATTTTCGCTTCCTTTGCCAAGCGGTATTCGTCGATCAGATGCGGGTCTGCGCCCTTCTGGAAGAATTCGAAGGCCTCACGATCCAGAGCATGAAGGCTGTTCTGGACATCCGTGTGTGTCAGTGTATATAAATTGTCCGTCAGTTCTGCGGTCGCCTTTGCAGACTCGCTGACCATCTTTGCGGCATCTTTCTCTGCCGCCGCACGAATTTTTGCAGCTTTGGCATTCTGCTCTTGCGCCTTGGCATTCTTCTCCGCCTCGGCACGCGCCTTCTCCTCTGCCGCCGCTTTCTCTTTGGCAATCTTCTGCTGTTCTTGGTATTGCTTGTACTCATCGCCATAGAGAGCGTCGAGAACGGTGCCGCCAAGGAACGGAACAGCAATCAGCGGAGATGCCACGGGATGATTTTTCACAAGCCAGCTGTTCGCCTCGGCGTGCTCATTGACCTTATGAATCTGTTCCCCAACAAAGCCCGCAAGTTCTGCAACGGTCTTGAGTGCTTCACCCCATCCGAGGACGGCATCCTTGATTTCGTCCTTGTTGTCGCGAATCGTTTCAACGAGAGATTCAAAGCCGTCATTGATCTCGGGCATGAGTTCCTCGGCGACAGGAAGCAGTGCCGCACCAAGCGCAAGTTTCAGCTGCCCCGCTTCCATCTCCATCGCACGCCATTTGAGGTATGTTTCATGTGCCTGTTCCGGGTCGAGCAGACCTGTGGTCTTGACGCGAGATGAAATCGTCATAAGGTCTTCGTATTGTTCGAGAATGGGAATGAGTGCCACCCCGCGTGCTCCGAGCACTTCTGCGGTATATGCTTCCTCCATGCCCGCTTCGCTTGCGGTCTTGTATCCCTTAGCAAGCTGTGCCAACTGCTCGTTGAGCGGCAGGAGATTTCCCTGTTGGTCTTTGAGAGCGATCCCGAAACGAGAGAGGGCGCGGACGGTATCGTTGCCGGAATTGCCCGCAGCGGATACCTGCTTATCAAGACGAGCGATGAGAGGGATAATGCCCTTGATGTCCGTATCCGCAAGCTGAAACATACGCCCCAGTTCAGCGGCTTCCCCCGCAGAGACGTGAAGTCGTTGCGTCAGCTTATAGACGTTCTCGCCCGCAAGCATCGCGTCCTTGGTGACATTGAACAGTCCCGCACCCGTCGCCGCGACAGCCATAACTGCGGCCATCTTTGTGGAGAGGACATTGAACCCGCTCGTTAGATTCTTGACACCCGCCTGTGCCGCCGTCATGCCCGCTGAGATACGCCCGCCGAGTGTGCCGGAGAGTACCGCACTTTCCTTGAGGCGGTTATTCAGCTTTCGCACCTCGGCTTCGGTCTGCGCGACGGTTCTCTGCTGACGCAGGAGATTGCTCTCTGCTCTACGGTAAGACGCGCTGTCCACACCATCGTTTTTCTTTGCGGATTGGAGGACAGCGACAAGGATCTGTTCCTTCTGCCGCTGAATGTCGAGTTCTCGGTTGATCGCCTGATGGCGCACCTTGATCTTATCCAGTTCCGTCCCCACGCCATCGAGTTTCGCGAGGTCGGCATCCAACTTTAGATGGATATTATTCGCCTTGCTGTTCAGCCGTGCAATGGAGTCAGAGACGGTCTTGCCCGCCGTGTCAAAGTCCAGCTGCAGTTGTGCGATGTTGAGACCGATGTCGAGATAGAGTTCATCAATCTTTTGTCCGCGCTTTGCCACTCCATCTCCCTCCCTACATCACGTCGTCAATATAGCGTTCACATTGCTGCTGTTCGCACAGGGCCGTTACCACAAGCTGATCGAGCAAAAAAGCGACCTCATGGGAATCAACCTCGTGCATCGTCCACCCATAAGCCGACTGCAGCCGCTCGTAGTAACGCAGTAAATTCTGATACGGGGAAAGAACTACGCCTCTTTCCCCGTCTCCCCGTTTGGGAGGTTCACCAGTTTGGAGAAGGTCAGCGACTGAATCCAACGGAAAAGGGAGCGCGTCAACGGTACGATGTCCGCGACCTCTACGTTTTCGTCGATGACTTCTTTCGTGACATCATCACGTCCGAATCCAAGGACAATCAGTCGGACGTGCTCGTCCAGAAAATCTTCAAGGCTCAGACCTTCCTTGTCGGCATCAAAAAAGGCAAGGAACTCGCGCCACACCTTCATCTTCGGTGAACTCGGCGTGATCTCCCTGCCCGCAATATACAGAGTCGGCGTTTCCATCGTGTCCTCCCTCAGACCTGCTCGTACCACTTCGTCCCCGTCTCGGCGGCAAAACCCGCCGCCTCCTCATCCGCTTTGGCGTAGGAGAGACCGTCGGAAAGGCGGTAGATTGCCTTTGCCGTAAGTGTCGGCGTGTCGAACTGAATACTCTCCTGCTTCGAGTTGCCGCTCTCGGAGGGTTCCGTGAATTGGACTTTGTAGAATTTGGTGTATCTCTTCTTGCCGTTCCTCTTGTCCGACTGGAAGAGAACGGCGAAGTACGGAGCGACATCATCCTTGCCCGCCTTCATCACACCATTCTCGATGGCGTGTCCCAGAAGGTAGGCTGCATATTCCAGAGGAAGTGCCGCCGTGTCAAACGTGAGGTCATAAGATGCGGTATTGGATGCCGTATCCACGGACTGCCCGTCAGCGAAAAGCTCCGCCTGATTCGTCTGCGGCTTGATGTCCACCTTACGCAGAAGTTTTCCGAGCGGAATCGGAGCTTCGTAGGTCGCCGCCCCTCCTGCCACGTCGGTGAGCATCTTGGCGATATGTAACTTCTGGATGTTGATGAACTGCCCGCTCGTAAGATTCCCTGCGGGCTTTGCTGTTGGTGTTGGACTTGGCATTTTATTCTCCCTCCACTGCTGTTCTGTAATCTGTAATTTCAACGAATATATCTTTCTCAACGAACTCCTGCGTCTGCACCCTTACAAAGCCGAGTGGCAGAAGCGCGTTCTGCACAGCGCGATGAATCTCTCCGAATCTCCCATCCTTCGTCAGAATATGGACGCGTACCGTCACGCGCCGTTCCAACTCCATGCCATCGGCCGAGAGTGCTGGGACATCGGAGATCACCGAATAGACGATGATCGGATATGTCCCAGCATCGGGGCTGCGTCCGTGATAGATGCCCTTCTTCCCATATGCAAGAAGCTGCGTCAGTTCCCTCGAACGCACAAGTTCCTGATACACCATCCGTGCCGTACTCATTTCCCTCTCCTCCGAATGGCAGACCTTACGGCATCCACAATGGCAGAGCGAATACCGTCCTTCTTGGCATCGAGCGCGGGATAGAGAAACGGACGGTTGATGCGTGGGCTGAACTCAACGAGCACGCCGTAGAATACGCCATCCTGCGACTCTGCATCTGCTGCGATCCTCCAAACAGAGCCGTCCTTTCGACGCAGCCGCTTGTGGATGGAGTCGCGCAGTGCGCCCTTTACCACGCGCTTATCTGTTCCCGCATAGACGGGACAGCGGTTCTTTGCCTCTGCGACAACATCCTCCGCTCCGTGTGCGAGGGCTTCCTTTGCCGCAGCCGTCGCCTCCGCGCCGAGTTCCGAGAGGATTTTCTCGGCAGAGACGAATCCTCTATATCTAGCCATCTTCCACCAACTCCCTGCATTCCATGACAAGCCATTGTTTCTTCCCGCCAAGCGGATAGGGTGGCGAAATCGGTGTGAGTGTTTTATCTCCCCAACGGATACGATCCGTCACGCGCACATCCATGCGGTAACGGATCACAATGCGGTAGTCCACCTCCTGCACCTTTTCGGCGTACCCGTCGGATATTTTCGCCGCAAACGGCAGAACAAGCGCCCATGCCTTTGCAATCTCCTGTGTTGTTTGCGCGAGGATATTTCCCTCATCATCCGTATCTGTCACAGGGCGCAGGATGGAAATTCGGTGACGCAGTTCGCTCATAGACATCTGCATCTAAAAGACCTCCTTCCGCACACCGAAGAGAAGCGAGCGCAGTGTCAGCGCAAGACCGCTGTGATCCGCTTCCTCCCGATGTTCGTAGAGATAGGAGACAGCATAGAGGATTGCAACGCGCACAATGGCCTGATCTTCAACCTTGGACAGCTTCTTCACGCGCAGTAACGCTGTACAGATTTGTTCTGCCGTTTCCGTAAAGTGCGTGAGGAGATCATCTTCCTCATCGCCGTCAATCCGCAGATACTGCTTGACTGCTGCAAGCGGCACAAGCATAGAACCACCTCCCCTCTTTGCCGCAAAACCAATGAAATCGCTGATAAAATGGATAAGTGGACGATTTATCAGCCCTTCATCTTAAGCGTCTGCACAGCTTCCTCGAGGACGAGTTTGCCGTCCACGCGCTCCTTCATAACGTAGCCGACCATGCCGTTGCCCGCAAACAGCTCCTTGAGTTCCTGGAATGCACGAGTGCCGCGATCTCCGATGTTGTAGTAGGAGTAGTCGCCGAACGCGATGACGGTCTTGCCCGCTGCAATAGCAGGCATATACGCCGAGGAATAGACGGGATAGCCGAGCAGACGGTCTGGTTCACCCATCTGATACGACGGCTGCCAGAAATACGCTCCATTCGCATCCTTGAGCTTGCGGATGCTGGCAAGCGTCTGGTCGTTGACGATGAATGCTGCATTCTTGCGGTAGGGACGCTTGAGACTGTAAACGAGAGTGACGAGCTCATCCGCCTTGAGGTCTGCCGCCGCCGTGGTGACGGATGTCTTTGCGGAGGCAAGGAGTCCCTTCGGCTTGTGCGTCCCGTCGCCATTCAGGAACGCATCCTCCTCTGCGTTGCCGAGTGCCTTGCCGAACTGCTCAATGAGGTAGTTTTCAAGCTTGAAAGCGTTGTCGTAGAGAAGCTCCTCCGTCACCTTGACCGCAACGTGGAGTTTGTGCGCATCGAGAACGATCTGGTCGAAGGTCGCGTCCCCGAAGGTGAGAGGTGCGCCTTCCTCAATCCACGATGCCGCAGGTTTCGTGGCGGCGATGTTGATCTTATGTTCCCCGCTCGTCGTGATGACCGTCGCAAGCGGGCGCAGGACGTTCTCCTCATTCAGAACGTCGATGAGACGCTTGTCGTACTCCTCCGGCACGAGATAGCCTCCGCTGGCATCCACGCCTTCCTGCAGGACGTTCTCCACCTGCCTAAAGTTCGTGCGAAGTGCCCTCAGCATTGCCGCACGGTATGCCTCACTTGCACGTCCCGTCTTTTCTGCATTGAGCGCAGCCCCCGGCATATTGGTAATCGCCGCCGTTACAGGCTTTGCAAGCTGCGCGTCGAGAATCGCCTGACGCTCCATACGCTCGATGTCCTTCCCGAGCGCAAGCACCTCATTCTCCATCTGCTCGTACGCTTTGGCATCCTCTGCCGTAAGGCGGCCGTCCTTTTCGTGAGAATCCAGAAACTGCTTTGCTTGTTCCCACATTTCTGCACGCTTCTCGCGCATTGCCATGATCTTATCCATGTGTTTGTCCCTCCGTTAATTCCTTAATGTGAAATAGAAAAGAGCCGTCGTTTGAGCGGCTCTGCATCGACATTGTGTGTTCCCTGCCCGAATTTCGAGAGCAGGGAGTTCGTGACGGCGGCACGGGAGAAAATCAGCCCGTCTGTCGCCTCGCCTGTAAGATGTTCCCGATTCTCATAGAGAACGGAATCCGCAAATCCAAGCTCCACCGCCTTCTTTGCGTTCATCCACGTCTCGGCATCCATCAGTCGTGAAATCTTCGCACGGGACAGCCCCGTCTTGAGTTCGTATGCGTTGATGATACTCTCCTTGATCTCGGCAAGGAACGTAATCGTCCGCTCCATCTCATGTGTATCTCCGATGGATATGGTCATGGGATTATGGATCATAATGGTGGCCACGGGCGACATCTCAACCGTCGATCCTGCCATCGCAACAACGGATGCGGCCGAGGCGGCAATCCCATCAATCTTGACGGCGACATTCCCCTTATACTCCATGAGCATATTGTAGATCTGTGCCGCTGCATAGCAGTCCCCGCCCGGAGAGTTGATCCAGAGGTCGATATCTCCCTCGGCAGCGTTCAGTTCAGAGCGGAACATCTGAGGTGTGACCTCATCGCCCCACCACGTTTCGTCCGAGATTTCACCGTCCAGAAGCAAGATTCGCTTCTCTCCCTCGTTCCGTACCCAGTTCCAAAATTTACGTTTCATTGAGTTCTCCCTTCTGCCTAGCGGCAAACAGCCCTGCGTCCCTCAGTTTTGTCATATTCCCGTTGATGAGATAGAGATCGCCGCCTTCGTCTGCTTCGATGGGGTTCATGTCCTCAAGGCTGCGGATGTCATTTGCCGATAGCCATCCGTTCTGCCGCCCGATGGCATACCCCTCCATACGGCTCTTATAGTCCCCGCGCAGCAGCCCGTCCACGTTGAAGCGGATGAAGTAAGCCTTCCGCTCCTTGTCCGTCAGCAGTGCTTTCTGCAGCGACTGCTCCCATCGCATTACCCATGGATTCAGCGTATACTTTACGAACTCAAGCGATTGCTGCTCGATATTCGAGAACGAGGATTTCTCCAAGTCTCCGACCATATGCGGCGGCACACGGTAGAGCCGTGCAATCTCGTCGATCTGGAACTTCCGTGTTTCAAGGAACTGCGCCTCCTCGGGCGGTATGGCAATCTGCTGATACTTCACCCCCTCCTCAAGGACGGCGATCCTGCCCGTGTTCATCGTGCCGCCGTAGACGGCGTGCCAGCTCTCACGGAGCTTCGACGGGTCTTTGAGGACACCCGGATGTTCCAGAACACCGCCCGGACGCGCACCGTTCTTGAAGAATGCCGCGCCATATTCCTCCGTCGCGAGCGCAATCCCAATGGCGTTCTTTGCCATAGCGATGGGACTGTAGCCGACCAAACCATCGAAGCCGAGTCCCGGAATATGCAGCACATCCTCACGTCGTAGCCGAATCTGCCCCTTATCTTTGAAGTTCGGATTCTCCTCCGTGCTTCGCGTATAGGTGTAGTAGAGTTCGCCTGTGCGGCTGTCGCGGCTCACTTCCATCTTGTCCGGGAGGAGCGGATAGAGTCCGAGAACACGTCCTCTGCCATCCCGAAGTATCTGGGCGTAAGCATTTCCCCACAGGAGGAGATGCGCCATAAGTGTCTCGCGGAATACGAAACTCGTCATCTCGGGATTCGGTGCATCGTGAAGGAGGAAGTACAGCGGATGCTCTGGTACACGCTCCTTGCCCTGCCCTTTGTATCCGTAAACGTGAAGCGGCAGTCCCGCGATGGATTCGGCGAGGATGCGCACACAGGCATAGACCGCCGTCGTCTGCATGGCCGTCCGCTCGTTGACTGCCTTGCCCGCTGCCGTCTGACCAAACAAAAAGGACAAGCCGCCAAGATGATTCTTGGGCTTGTCCCGCGAACGGAAGAGTTTACTGAATAGGTTCATGGAAACCTCCATTTCAAAAGATGATAGCAGAAGCGCCGCCCTTCCGAGCGGCGCTCCCTCATTTCGGTTTAGAAGTTTTCGATGCAGGAAAGCTCCATGCTGTTGATTGCGGCTGTGAATCTTGCCCCCCGCGCAATCTCGTCGGCGGCTTTCAAAAGTTCCTCCGGCGTTGGATCTCCGCCCATCTGGCAAATGCCGGCGTTTGCTTTGATGTCCCAGAAAACCTTGCGGGCTTCCCAATCCGTCTTGTCATAATCCCTCTCTTTGCGAACCTCGATGCGGATGTAGCTGTCGTGGTTGCTCTCGTTTGCCCAGCCCATCGTGTTTTCCTGCAGCTTGAGTCCGTACTCGGCAGCCTTGCTCTCGATGATCTTGGCGATTTCCTGCTTGTTCATTTTCTTTTCCTCCGTTTCTTGGCTCTTCGGTTTTCCCTTTCGGTATGTGTATATTCCCGTACTATCACAGAAATAGCAAGGCCATATGTGCGTATACAATCATCTAAAACACCCACACGCCGCGATTTTCGTACACCGATTCCGACGTATCATTCTCACAGCGGATTGCACGATCCAGTGCCATAATCAGCGCAATCACGCCGTCAATCTTCTCGGTGGATTTTTCCTTGTCCGCCTTGATGTTGCCCGCAGGATCGGTGCGAATGAAGATGTTGTCTGCCATCCAGCGCAGGACGGGATGTCCGCCGTGCGCTATTTTCTTTTCCAGAGTGAGCTTCATCAGCTCCTTGGTCGGCGGACTCATGTCTTTGAACCCCTGTCCGAACGGGACAACGGTGAATCCCATTCCCTCAAGGTTCTGCACCATCTGCACTGCGCCCCATCGGTCAAAGGCAATCTCACGGATGTTGTACTTTTCGCCCAGTTTCTCGATGAACGTCTCGATGAATCCGTAATGCACAACATTCCCCTCTGTGGTCATAAGAAAGCCCTGCTTCTCCCACACGTCATACGGAACGTGATCGCGCCGCACACGCAGGTCGATATTCTCCTCGGGAATCCAGAAGTACGGAAGCACGGCAAACGGCTCATCTTCCTCCGTCGGAGGGAACACGAGGACAAATGCCGTAATGTCCATCGTCGAGGAAAGGTCAAGACCGCCGTAGCAGACACGACCCTCTAAGGACTCAGCGTCAACAGGAGCGGCACACGCATCCCACTTGTCCATCGGCATCCACCGTACGGACTGCTTCACCCATTGATTCAGACGAAGCTGTCGGAAGCTGTTCTCCTCGGCGGGATTCTGCCGTGCCGAATCGCAAGCCGCCTGTACCTTGTCGATGCCGACCGTAATGCCGAGCGACGGATTCGACCGTTTCCAGACCTCCGGGTCTGTCCAGTCCTCATCCTCCTTTGCTCCGTAGATCACGGGATAGAAGGTCGGATCAATCTTTCGTCCTTCGAGAATGTCCTTTGCTTTCTGGTGCGTCTCGTAGCAGATGGACTGTGTATCCGTTCCTGCTGTGGTGATAAGGAAGTAGAGTGGCTGCATTCGCGCATCGCCGGAGCCTTTCGTCATAACGTCAAAGAGCTTGCGGTTCGGCTGCGTGTGAAGCTCATCAAATACCACGCCGTGGATATTGAAACCATGCTTTGAGTATGCCTCTGCCGAGAGCACCTGATAGAAACTGTTCGTCGGCAAATACACCATGCGCTTCTGGGAGGCGAGGATCTTCACCCGTTTGCCGAGTGCGGGACACATCCGCACCATGTCGGCAGCGACCTCGAACACGATGCTCGCCTGTTGACGGTCAGCGGCACAGCCGTAAACCTCGGCGCGTTCCTCCCCATCGCCGCAGCAAAGAAGAAGTGCGACGGCAGCGGCAAGTTCACTGTTGTGGGTTGGAATGAAGGACTCCCCTACAAGATAGCAATGACTGGCACTGTCCACCTGAATGCACTGCATGGGGACTCTCTCTGAGAGCGGCACAATGTCTGCCAAATAATGAAAACAGGAACGAGCAACGGGCAGGTTTCTTTCCTCGATCTGCAGCGTCTTTGCCGCAGGGATACGGATGATGGAGCGATACACATCTTTTGCATTCCCCCTATACCACTCGCGATATTCCATCGTCTGACGGTAGATTTCACCAGTTGTCCAAAGCACGGATCGCGGCTCCCCGATGATGTAATCCACATTCCAGAGATGCCGCTCTCCCGCAACAATGGAAGAACCGTCACGGAAGGTCAGTCGATAGGCTTGCTCCGTATCATCCACATCGCTCTTGGCGACAACACGGCAGGGATGTCCGTTTTCATCAAAAACGGTATCTCCCACGCGAATATCACCCATTGTGGTAAATCCGCTCGGTGTGGGGATTTTCGTATCGAGAGCAAGCTGTTTTCCCTGTTTCTTGGGAATCTCCACATATGCCGTGTTGAACTGCCGATACCCGTTCGGCTTCAGAATTCCGAAAGTGTCTCGGATAATGCGCTCCTGCCAGTCAATGAGTTCAAAGGGCTTTCCTGCCCACGTCCCCTTCGTATGGCACAGGCACTCGATGAATCCCACGGCATAGTCCGCAGCCGCTTTGTCATAGTGCGATTCCTCTGCCATGAACTCCGTCGGCTTATAGTCCGTCAGTTTTCGCAAGCAATCACCCCCATCAAAAAAGAGCCGCCGTCAGCGACTCAAAACATCCGTAACGAGAAGCAGCCCCGAAGGGCTGTTTTGTTGTTCGGCGTGGCTTAGATGCGCTTCATGCACCAAGCCATCGCGTGCCCGCCGTCCTCAAAAAGCTCCGTGGCGGCTTCGACGAGGTTCAGGCGGCATTCAATGTCCGCAAAGCCTGTCTCCTCCGGCGTTTCGACCATCTCGTAGACGGCTGCGTGGAAGCCCCAGCATTCCATCCCGACGACAAGGATCTGCTCGCCGTAGCGAAGGATCGCGCCGCTCGTTCCGAACCGCATCTCATCGAGGTGCTCCATCGTGGTGGTCTTCGGCCATCTTGCTTCTACGTTTCTCATTTTGTGTTCCTCGCTTTCTGTGTGTAGGTTGTTCCCTTTGGTCATGTACATATATGCCTCTAAACGCAGAATATAGCAAGTCGTATTTTGAATAAACTATACTTATTTTTCGAGAGAAACACAGCCCCGAAAGGCTGTGCTAAATCCCTAGAATCGTAAGCTATTTTTCACCCGTGAGGATAAATCGTACATACGCCGCACGGTCTTCCTCGATGAAGCAGACCAGTTCGTAGAATCCCATCTCAAATGCCATGCGCTGAACACCGGGAACGTCGAACATATTCACTCGCCCCGAATCACGGATGTCCATGATCTGCGAGAAAACCTTCTCGTTCATGACTGACCGCCTTTCTGCACGATGTGGAAAGAGTCCACACCGGGGATCAGGCTCAGTGACGATCCTGTCTCCCACCGAACGAGAAGCTGTCCCGCGTCATCGACGCCCATGACCTCGCCCCTCGTCCCCGTCGGCGGGGCTTGCGGATCGTCCATCGAGAGGAGTTCCACTCTCGTCCCGTGCGGGTACCGCTCTCGAAGTGCGGCAATCTGCTCTCTACTCGGAAACCGCATGATCTTCAGCCTCCTTCCGATGTCCGCTCTTGAACGCGCTGCTGCCGATGAGGTTCTGCAGGAGAATCTTGCGCGACTCTTTGTAGGCGTTTCCGATCATGCCGAGGCGCAGGAGGAAGCAGCGGAAAGCGTATTTCTCGTTGTCCACGATCTTCTCTTTTGCCGTGACGCGCTTCTGCGTCCGTGCCATCAGGCAGAGCATGCTGATGAACTCAGCATACGCTTTTGCCGTCTCGTCGGTGATCGTCCCGTGCAGCCACGCGAAGGTGATGCGATCATCGGTCAGTGTGTAGGTCGCCTCGCGGATGTCGAAGGCGTGTCGGATGAGCCGCCCCTTGCTCCGAAGGAGTGCGTCCAGATTTTTCAGTGCGGTCTCCGTGAAGAGGCTGCGCGGGAGGCTGATGGAAAGGCTGTCCTCGTCGGGTTCTTCTACCGCCGTTTCTGCTGCGACGGGTTCATCCTCTTCGCCTTCCGTCAGGATCGGCGCGTCTGCCGCTGTGTTCGCGCAGGAAGCCTTGTTCTCCCCGTCCTCGGACGTGAAGCCCGCCTCGCGCAGTGCCGTGCGCACACGCGCAACAGTCGCTTCGTCAAGGGCATCGTCGAAGCAAAGGTTGCCATCCTTCGTGATCTCAAATGCGCCGACCTTGTAGGAAAAACTCGGTGCGCCGCAGTAGACGGGCTTTTCGCTGACTGCCTTGCCGACTGCCGCAACCATCGCCTTGCGCTCTTCCTTTTGGATGTTGTAATTGACCTTCATGGTGATTACCTCCTTCATGTACTTTGGTCATTACATTCATCCCTCTAGTTGGAGTAATTAGCAAGCGGATTCTTTTGTATACACCGAATGCCCGAAATGTGCAATTCCTGTAAGGACGTAGAACACACAAGGAAGTGCGACACCGTTCCCCCACATCTTATACTCTGCTGCATCCGAGTGCGGATTCTTCAGCCATCTGCGAATCTGCGTATCGGTCTTGGGCTTCTTGCCGCCTGTGATTTTTCGGTGCGTCTCAAAGACCGTGCGCCAGAACACCATTTCTTCCTCCGTGGGATTGTCGGTTTCAAGCCCCGCGCACCATCCGTCTGGAAAGCCCTGCAAGCGTCCGCACTCGGTCGGTGTCAGTCTGCGGACGGCATAGACTGGTTGATTGACGACCATCGGGGCTTTATAATCCCGTGCCATGAGCGTCGGGCATTTCTCCTTTGCAAAATGAGAGTGGCAGCCCGTTGTCATGGCATAGACGGCATGACGGTCAGCGGTATTGAGCGTAAAACTCACATTCTCTGCGATGCCGCTTCCCTGCGGACCGTTCTTCTCCTGCCGTCCGATTATCGAGCCTTGGATGGAGACGACCGCAACGCCGCCCTGACAGCATGCAGGATTCCCGCCGCTTTGGTCAATCGTCCGCGCCGTCTCCGTCTCATAGATGCCGGCGTGCGGATTGTCGGATTTCATCGCATTGGACTGGAATGACGAGATTCCGTATGCCTGTACGTCCTTTAGGACAAGCGGCTGATTGTTCCCGCCCGTACCGTAATGGCGAAGTACGGTCGGACAGATTTCCAGAGGACCGTTGTACCGTGCATCCGAGCCGTGTGACTCGAATACGGCGGGAACGGTTTCAGTTCGTAGTGTCGGAGATTTCTCCTCCGCATAGCCGATGCTGCGGCTCTGTGCGGAATGCTCGGTACAGAAACCTGCGCTTACCCGCCCGCCTGACGTATGAGTGCCATCCGCAAACTCTCGGGCAGTGCCTTGCCACGCAGCGAAGCACGGCGCAAGATCCCGACACACGCTTTCGGTGTCAAATAGTATTTCTCCGGCACTTGATCCTGCAAAATCTGCGACAAGGTAGATTCTGCGCCGACGCTGTGGAACTCCCCAGCCCTGTGCGTCCATGAGGCGGTACGCAATGTTCCATCCGTCTCCCATGAGAATGTCGGCGTATGCCCATCCACCTTTTTCAGGCAAAGGCACCTCGGGTGCTTCCGGCTCTTTGATACGGACAATCTCCGTAAGGACAGATTGGAAGTCCCGTCCCCCGGAACTTGAGAACGCTCCTGCGACATTCTCCCAGACGATGAATCTCGGATAGTTCCCATGTGTTGCACACCTCATTTCCTGCACGATACGAATTGCCTCAAAGAACAATATGGACTCCTGCCCATGCAGCCCTTCCCGCCGTCCCGCGATGCTGAGATTCGTACAAGGCGAACCGAAGGTGATGATATCCACAGGCTCAATCTCATCGCCGTGAATCCGATGTATGTCTCCAAGATGTTTGACGGAAGGAAGGCGCTTCGTGGTGACGCGAATCGGGAACAGTTCGACCTCCGATGCCCACTTCGGTTCTATCCCCGCAAGAATTCCTCCAAGTGTGAAGCCCCCGCTCCCGTCAAAGAGACTGCCAAGCGTCATCATTTCACAATATGGGGCGCTGTCATACGTTCGAGCATCTTCCCCGTCATCCAGATCGCCCCGTCGATAACAAGCGGTAGAAAGATACGGTCGCGGAATCTGCACCATCCTGACTCCTTCTCGGCACTCTCTTTCAGTGCCGCCGTATACGCCGCCGACACTTCACGCGCTGCAGGAAGCCCCTTCTCATGCAGCCAGAGAACCGTCGCTTCCTTCGCCTCCGCCCGCACAAAATCCCCTACATGATTCTTCAGTTCGTTTTGAATGTGTTCCAGTTTCATCTTCAACACTCTCCTTCATAGTCCGTTACCCCACGCGCAATGGCGCGGGCAAATTCATCCTGCTGCGTCCCAAGAAGCTCTGCATCGCCCGCATGGTCGATAAACGCAAGCTCCACAAGCACAGCGACCGCATCCGTGTTGCTCAGAACGTACAGACCGTTGACACCGGGCTTTGCCCCCTTCACGCCGCGATCCACGGTTCCGAGCGCATCCACAATCTGATTCTGGATGCAGCGTGCCAGTGTCTCCCCTGCGTCGCTTCCGTAGTAGTGCCAGACCTCCGTCCCGTTCGCACTGCCGTTACAAGCGTTGCAGTGAACAGAGATGAACACATCGGCATCCGCACTATTGGAAGCTGAGACAACTTCATGCAGACTGTCGGATTGGAGATTACCGACCACCTCAACACCTGCGGCACTCAGATACCCCGCCGCAAGGTCTGCGACATTTTTTGCAACGTCAGATTCCCGCAATCCATAGCCACACGCACCGGGGTCGGGATTCCCGTTCGGGGCATGTCCTGCATTTAGGAATACTTTCATTGTGATACCTCCTTCGGCACATCCACATACGGAATGCGCTCACCCTCACGTTCCAAAAACACATCTTCTGCATTGCCGTCCTTGCTCTGGATGTATCGCTCAACGGTAACATCCACAAACTTCGGCTCAAGCTCCACGCCGTAGCAGATACGCCCCAACTGGTCACACGCAATCAGCGTCGAGGCCGAGCCGAGGAAGCCGTCGAGTACGATGCCGTTCGTCTGCGTACACTGCTTGATGAGATACGCCAGAAGCGGCACAGGTTTTGAGGACGGATGACCGCAGCCGTCTTTCTTCGAGTCCTTGATACGGTCAAAGGCAAAGACGGTGGTCTGCTTCTGATCGCCATACCATCTATGCCGTCCGTCCTTCCTCCATCCCCAGATAATCGGCTCGTGGATGTACTTCCAGTCCGTCCGTGTGAGCACAAGGCGGTCTTTCTTCCACACCAAGCCTGCGCCAACTTTAAAGCCCGCATCCTCATAAGCGTCATGAAAGATGCGGGCTTTTGCTGTTGCGTAGAAAACGTAGATGGAAGCGTCGGTCGCCATCGCCGAGTGGAAGGCGGTAAAGGCAGATTTCAGGAACTCGTAGGCATCCTTGTCATTCAGATCGTCGTTCTTTATTTTCCCGGATGTGCTTTCAAGCTGGATCATGTATGGGGGATCCGTGCATACGAGGTTGACCTTCTCGCCGCCGAGCAGCCGCTCGTATGTCTCCGGCAGTGTGGAATCGCCGCAGATAACACGGTGCTTGCCGAGGTGCCAGACATCGCCTGTTTTGGCAAAGCATGGCTTCTTCAGTTCCGCATCCACGTCGAAGTCGTCTTCCTGCGCCTCCCCATCATCCAGAGAGAGCAGGTCGGCAATCTCGGATTCCTCGAAGCCTGTGAGCGAGATGTCGAAATCCATGTCCTGCAAAGCTTCCATCTCAACGCGCAGCATATCCTCGTCCCATCCCGCATCAAGTGCGAAACGGTTGTCTGCGAGGATGTATGCCTTCTTCTGCGCCTCGGTCAGATGATCGACGAATACGCATGGAACTTGCTCGATGTTCTCCTCCTTCGCAGCGAGGATTCTGCCATGTCCCGCTATGACGTTGAACTCCCGGTCGATGATGACGGGATTCACAAAGCCGAACTCACGCAAAGACGAGCGCAGCTTGGTGATCTGCTCCTTCGAGTGGGTACGGGCATTGTTTACATAAGGCACGAGCTTTCCGATGGGGACAAGCTGCATTTCGGATGTGGTTTTTCCCAAGATGTACACCTCCTGCAATAAAAAAGCGACCTATGTCGCCAACTGTATGTTTTAGGCTGCGTCTCAGCTAATCTTTCCGCTTATCCCCTCCTAGAACGAAGAAGCCGCTCCATCAAGTCATCCTGCGGCGAAACACCCTTATATTCCGTTGAGCAGTTATCGCGGACGATAGCGAATATCTCGTTCCACAGCCGATTGGTCTGCTTCATGTAGTTCTGGCTCATGGCGACATAAGGAGACTGTATGGGCTGAGAACTAATCGGATGCTTGCCCAGATAGCCGTATTTGCTGACCGCCTCCTCACAGTGAATCCAACGTGCCGCACTCACAGCATATCGCTCCAAGAGCGCAGGAGATACCAGTTCTGCACATCCGCGCCGCTTGAGCCATTCCCACGCTTCTTTGTAAAGTTCACTCGCGGAGAGCGTGGAGCCGTCACGCTGCGTAGCCGATAAAAACTCCTTGGGAGGCGGCATATCCACGCCCTCCGGCTCTGTGGCAATCTGCTCAAAGTCCAAGACCTTCAGCTTGCGCTTGCCGGGATTGCCCTCGGTCACTTTTTCTGCCAAGGATTTTCTTGGTCTCCCTCCCGTGCCGGGCTGCGGTCCTCTAAGCCCCATACGTTTCCCCCCTTAAAACTTTTCAAAACTTTTTTGAGCATAAGTTTCAGCATTTGGACTGTTTTATCGAGCGGTTCAAATGCCCGTCGTTCCGCGCTGTGCATGGCTTCCCGCCGAAAATCACGCAGGTAAAACTTATCTCTCTAACTGGCCTAAAAGTTATGCGAATTTTTCTGTACGCCCCCTCCCCGGTCCAGTAATGGCGCGGTTTTAGAGATTTGACCGCCCCCTAGGGGTCTAGCGGTCACCACTGCCGCGCTGGTGAATCCGTTCATGACAGGAGACACAGAGCGACATCAAGTTGCCTTCGTCATGTGTGCCGCCCTCAGAAAGCGGCTTGATATGATGGACGAGCGTCGCAAGGACATATCTGCCCTGCTCTTTACACATCTCACAAAGCCGATGCCCCGCCAAGTGTCTATCTCGAATCCTACGCCATACGCTCCCATATCTCTTGTGCTGATCGTACCCACGAGCGAAGTGGTCGTAGTGTCGCTGCATAACTTTCTCGTGTGCCTCGCAGTAGCAACTCTTTCGGTCTGTAAGATTCGGACATCCTGTCATGCGGCAGGCTCGCTTCGGCTTTCTCGGCATCACGCACCTCCTCGTGGCATCAAAAAAGCCCTCGCGGAGAATTGCTTCTCCGAGAAGGCTGATTCCATATCCTATTCTTGCTGAGTCTATCATATCACTGTCAACCCTATGAACGCAACGTGAACCTTTGTGAACTTATGTGAACTCAGATGCACTTTGCTGTCTTTTTTCCAAAATTTTTTCAACATCATCCAGAGCCTTGGCATGAATCTTATGCACCCATCGAATGCTGACGCTCATATCCGCTGCAATATCTTCCCATGATTTGAAGCTGTGGTAGCGACGCTCTAGCACCATCTGAGAGTTTTCATCCTCAACTTGCCAGATCGTATTCATGATCTCGAGTTTCAGATTGATCAGACGGTCGATGTCTGCATTGATCTCATCTTCCGTGTCGGTCAGACGAGCGATGATGGTTTCCATCCGCTGATTGTTCGGACTTGGACTCTTTGGCATGTCGCTGATGACGGCGCTCACATTTGTTGCCATGTCACGCAGCCGCGACACATGGGCGACCTTATCATTGATGCGTCGGTCAATGTTCCATGCCTGACTCAGATATTCTTTTGCTGTCATGCAAATTCCCCCTCCAACTTTTTAAGCAGCCATTCTCCATCTATACGCGTCAACTGTCCGAACCATGTGGAACGAAAGAACCGCTCTGTCTCAGAACGCATCGCTGCCGCCGCAACATTCTCTGCGTCTTTGGCAAGAGCCGTTCGTGCCCGCCGATAGTCTTTCGCCGCCTGTTCGACGATGGCATTTGCCAGAATCTCATAGTTCATGATGTTACCTCCGCTTTGACGGCTTCAATCAGTGCCACCTGTGTCTTGTCCTTCCGTTTCAAGGCACGGAGGATTCTCTCGTCAATCGTGCCCTCGGCAATGATGTGCTGCACCACCACTGTTTTCGCTGTCTGCCCCTGCCGATAGAGCCGCGCCACGGTCTGTTGGTAGAGTTCCAAGCTCCATGTAATGCCGAACCACACCAAGGTCGAACCGCCGCTCTGAAGGTTCAGCCCATGTCCTGCGCTTGCAGGATGGATCAGGGCAACGGGGATTTCTCCGCGATTCCAACAGTCGATTGACTCATCACTATCTAGCCTGACACACGGGACACGCTTTTCTATGCGCTCTGCATCATGTCGGAACCAATACGCAACGAGGAGCGGTTTGCCGTTCATGCTCTCGATGATGTCTTCCAACGCATCGAGCTTGCGGTCATGTATATGCAATGTCGTGCCATCGTCGGTGTAAACTGCACCGTTTGCCATCTGGGCGAGTTTCCCGGACAGGACACCGGCGTTTGCCGCCGTCACCTCGTCGCCCTTCATCTGCAAAACCAACTGCTCGCACATTTCGGTGTATATCTTCTTCTCAGCCTCATTCATGCGAACGCTGTATTCGCTCTCGATCAGCTCCGGCATTCTCAGATGGTCGGAGGCTTTCATGGAGATGGTTATGTCGGCAATCTTCTCATAGATTCGCTCCTCGGCTCCGGGCAAGGGAACGTAGGAGAACACCACCTGCCCGTTGCGCTTGTCCGGCACGAAGTAATCTTGCCGATACTTCGTGATGAACCGCCCCAAACGCTGTCCCATGTCGAGCACCTTGAACTCTGCGAACAAGTCCATCAAGCCGTTGCCGGACGGCGTTCCCGTAAGTCCGATGACTCTCTTTGCCAGAGGGCGAACCTTCATAAGTGCCTTGAAGCGCTTGCTGCTCCAATTCTTGAAGGACGAGAGTTCGTCGATCACGATGGCATCGTAGGCGAAGTCCGTTTTCTCCACAAGCCACGGCACATTTTCCCGGTTGATGATATAGAGGGAGGCTTGCTTGCAAAGAGCCTCCCTCCGCTCTTTCTCCGTACCGACTGCAACGGAATAGCGGATATGATTCAGATGCTCCCACTTACCGATCTCCTGCGGCCATGTGTTCCGTGCCACACGAAGCGGTGCGATAACGAGAACACGGGAAATCTCGAAGCAGTCAAAGAGCAGGTCATTCAGAGCCGTGAGGGCAATCACCGTTTTGCCTAAGCCGCAATCCAAAAACACAGCAGCGATTTTGTGGTGCTCGATAAAGTTTATAGAATATCGCTGGTACTCGTGTGGCTCAAACTTCTGCATCTTCTTCCTCCAATTTCTCAAGTTCCCTCAGAAACCATCTGTATTCGCCGTGGAATCTTGCATGCTCACTATTGCTGGCAAATACCTGTAGATTTTCTGAGGTGTTATTGTAGGGGTTGCCGTCTCTATGATGGACGACTTCGGTGGGAAGCAATTTTCTGCCAAGTATTTTTTCGGCTATCACACGATGGGCGGGTCTGCCGTATATTTTTGAATACCCTTTGCACTTTCCTTTGCCCAATCGAGATTTTCGCATCTTCGACCTCGTTTCAGGAGTCATTCTCATAGGATTTAATTGCCGGTTAAGCTCAGTCATATGTTTGCTGATGTTTTCATAGGGCTTAAAATCTCTATAGTGATGCGGATTTCGGTCTTTGCTACTGAAATCCGCCATGCATTGACGGCTGCAGAAATTATGTTGATGTATATGCGAGGGGCAACGTATCATTTCTTTGCCACAAAAATCACATTTGATTACAGGCATGTCAATCACCTCCTGAAAACTTCCTGCAGCACATCCACATGGTAGGTATTCACCACACCGTATTTGGCATCGTACTCCTTGCCGATGTGATAGCCCTGCTTTCTGGACATTGCCGAGGCTCTGCGTCCAAGCCTTGCGGCGGCATCCCGACCCACTCCCCGGATTCCCCTGAGGTTGGCATAGCCGATGATGGTATAGTGGTGCTGGTCGATGGTCATCTGCTTGGACTCGACCTCAAGAAGCCGCTCATCCACCTTGTCGATACGGGCATTTGCGACCTTGATTGCTTTTGCCTGTTCCACCATTCGCTGTGCACTGCACAGCAGGAATTCCTCGGGTGTCATGTTCCTCATAGGGTTGAAGTAGCTTTCTTCCAGCTCATCGAAAACATCCCATGCCCGCTCCGTTCCCAGCATCTTGCTGTGGCGCGCCGCGCCTTGTTTCGTCCAAAGAATCAGAGACGGTGCGCGACTCCCGACAACTGACTCGATATTTTCGAGTGAGTCCTTGAAAGCCTTGAGATCAGCACCTTCAAGTTTGAAGTAATGCTTCCCCTCAACGAATCGCGCCCTGTTGTTCTTAAAATTCTGCTGGATATGAATTGCCTTACAGCCATACGCTTCGGCAAGCTGCTCCGTGGTCATGACACGGATGCTGTTGTGTTCCAATACCGTAAGTTCATTCATGGCTGATGTCCTCCAATACGCCGTCAATTTGATTTATCTCGTCAATCACATACACCTTGAATCCAAGCCGCCGAAGCAGTCTGTGCCGTGCCAATTGAAGCGGTCTTGGCTTTCTGCCCGGTGCTTTGAGTTCCACAAATCCCATCCTGCCGCGAGGCAGAAGAACCAGTCGGTCGGGCATTCCATCGAATCCCGGTGAGGTAAACTTGGGTGCGATGCCGCCCATCGCTTTGACTTGTGCTACAAGTTCCTTTTCGATGGTTTTCTCACGCATTCCAATTAGAGGATTAAGGATATATTTATGCATGGGCGGTCTTCCTTTCTCGTATTGCGGCTCGGCCTTTACGGAGATGATGTCCCCGTTGACTTCAAGGAAATCCAGCACGGGCTGAATCTCTCCTACTCACTTGAACTGACGGCAACACCGCATTGCGTCCTGCGGTTAAACTTGGTGATGTTTTTTCGTACAGTGCCTGTAAAATACAATCAGCTTTTTGAAGCATGGTCGTTCCCATATCAATTCCTCCATTTTTGTCTTGGTGTCATTCCAAGAATTTTTCGCTATGACATTCCGTTTGTAGCCGTGAAGCCTTGTGTATCAAGGGATTTCAGTTTCTAGTCATTAAATTCATTTTTGTCTGCGGGGTTGGGAAAATTTCTATTTATGTACTGAAATAGAGTATAATAATAAATATCTTTTTTCTTTTTTCTGTGTTTCTTGACAAAAATGATGAAAATATTTTTTCCTTCTAATCCCTTGATTTGCAAGGCTTCATGGCATTTATTTTTGTCAATCTGAGGTAATGACAGTAGGTATGACAGACTGACGATAATATTCTTTCAGCCGTGGGTTGACGAGATACTTCGGCATGGGCGGTCTGCCCTTGCCTCCGCTCGGCGGAGTGGAAACCGAGATGATATAGCCGTAGTCCTCAAGAAAGTCCAGCACGGGCTGTATATCCTCGACGCGCTTGAATGTCTGACAGAACCGCATAGCCGTCCGACGGTTGAACTCGGTCAGCCCCTTCTCCGTTATCATTTTGAGGATACGGTTGGCGTTATGGAACATGGCGTTCTCTGGCAGGACATTGAAGATGGCCTGTGCGTGGTTTAGGAAATACTTGCCTAGCTTGATGGCATTTTCCATGGTCTCGCCGTCCATCACCAAAGGCTCCGGCTCGTCCAAGAATTCTTCGCTCCGATGAACATTTGCCCTGCACAGGAGTCCCGCTATCCGCAGGACATTCCCCGCCAGCTTGCCGCACCAGTCGGCAATTTCCGCATACTCCTTCACGAGTTTCGGCTCTAACTCTTGAGAGAACTCCTCCATAAGACTGTCTGCCTCGGCTGACAGGGTGATGATTTCCTGCCGATACTCATCCTTCAGCAGATTGAAGATACGCTGCTCATAAGCCTTATAGACTTCCTCCGGCACCGGCTTACTGCGATACCGCCTTGTTCCCACGGCAGAGGCGGGCATGGAGTAAAGAAATCTGGCTGTAAGCCCTCGCCCACGGAAGGTTTCGTTGGAGAGAACCTTGGAGATGACATTGGGTTGCGCCATTAAAAGCACCGTCAGTGTAGGATGCAGGATGTTCTCACTTTCCCTGCCGATTCGGTCTACCCGGATTTGGTCGCCGGAATAGCTTTTTAACATGACATCAATATTGACGGATTTGGAATATGCCCCGGCGAGGGTATCAAAGATTCCCGCCTCACTGGAGAGAAGTGCCATTCTGCCCTTGTTCTCCGACAGCACCGAAGCCAGTTTCTCCGGGGTAATATCATCGGCGAACAAGCGGAGGGGCTTTTTTACCTCGTACTCCGTGAGTTCCCGTGCGATTTCTTCCACATCGTCTTTAGTGGCTTTTCCCTTGGACACCTGGTCTTCCACGGTCTTTTGGCGGCGTTCCAAGATGCGTTTATGCATCCGACTGGTTTCCACTTCGGCAGCATGGATATGATTGTATTGGTTCTCGTAGTCGCTGACGGGCTTTACCATGGCGTGTTGCACAGCGGATTTTCTCTCGGACGGTGGAGCAATCTCCGTAAGGTAGATGTTGAGCGGCTCCGTCCAGTCCCGTTTTCCCTGTATCTTGTATTTCCCTTGGATGCTGGTGGCGATAACGCTGAGCGCGGCGCACCCTGCCATATCCACGGGTGTCTGTATGCTCTCGGAGATGGCGGCTACATAGTTTCGTATTTCGGCAGGGAGCGTGTCGATGGGAAAGGGCATAACGGTGTGTCTGCCGAAGGGGAGAGGTTCTTCCCAGCTTGAGTCCGCCGTCTCAAAGTCCTTTTTTGCTTGTTCTGCTTGCTCCTGTTGGAAGAGTTCCCTGACGGACACATCCTGCATGGCAAATTCCTGCATTTTGAGAAAAGCGTTCCGCTCGTCCAGATTCCCATAACGATGCCATTTCACCAAGTCAAAGGAGTTCAGGAGTTTCCCTCCTGCCATGTCTGTGGCATGGTGGCTGTAGACAAATTTGCCATCGTAGACCACCACGCCGCAGGAGCCTTCGCCGGGAATATAGTCATACCGCCCCTCCACCACGGAGGGAGCATAGACATCGGAGAGGAATTTGCTGATGACATTCTCGATGGGATAAATCCGGCAAAATGCTCCCACAATTCCTTTCTTGGTCAGAGGGTCTTCCTGCTTCTTTCCTTCATTCACCCGCAGTTTTCGCTCACGGCTTGAGATGGGGAGTGTGGAATAATCCTGCCAGTTGGGAAACCCCTCAAGAAACTTCATGGCATCAAAGAACTTGCCGTCCAGCACTTTGCAGATATACTCCCCATCTGCGGATGTGGTCGGCCAGTACATCAACTGATTGACCCTGTAGGAGCATTCGTCAAACATTTCAATGCCCCAATGGGCGGCGAAGTGTCTCGCTACCGCCACATAAGCATCCGGCGTGATTTCCTCCGCAAACGGAGCGATAATACGCACCCTCGGCATTTCGGGGGTATGGCTGTGCGTTGTGTAGAGAACGGCGGCATGATGCCATTCCCGGACAAAGAGGTCGATGAACCCCGGCTCGGCGAGATCGGCATCCATCGTGAGCATGGAGCGGCAGGTCACATTTTCCTTGCGTCGCCGCCCGTCTTTCAGGAATCCGCCCACAAATCCGCCCTTATCTTTGGTGGCTGTACGTTCTGCCTTGGTCATGGACTGATACTCGGCAACCGTCTCCTTGGTTCTGACGGTGGTTTCCAGTCTAGAACATAAGGCAGACCATTCGATTGTGCTGTTATTCCATGCCTTGGCATCACAGCTTTTCCCATAAGCAATCTTTAGCATTGGCAACCATCCCTCATGTAGTCGGCCACGGCGTTAAGCCGCTCATAATCCTCTGCCGTCAGGCACTGAAACCCGGCAAGGGGGCGAATCCCCGCCACCGCATCCAAGCCGCAGTAGTAAAGCACGGCTTCACGGAGGGAGGGGCCGAAGCTCTCGCCGTTGTCTTTACGGAGGGTCTGCAGCGTCCCGCTTGTAATACCAAGGTGAGCCGCCACATCCTTCCATTTTTCCCAAATGGCGTATTCCACCATGACGATTGCATGGAGGTTGGCTTGGATGTTGTTTCTGACATCATGCTCGATCTGCCGCAGGCAGATGGTGGCTACACGGTTGGTTATGGCGGTCAGCATCATATCCGTCCTGTCCTCCACGCAGTTAATGGAGTAGCGTTTGCGGCAAAGAGCGTCCACCGCTTTTTTGAGGCCACTCCAGTATTTCCTGCCATCCTGCGGCTGGCGCAGACGCATGAGCTCGTCAAAGTTCGTGCCCTTGAGCCAGTCGAACACAATGGGAGCAATCGCCGCCGCATCAGTACGCATGGCTGCCATGAAATTGTTACCTTCCGGCTTGCTTTGTTCCATCGCCCACGGGGTAACGTCAGGGTCGTAGATGTTCTCGGCTTTTTGGTGGCACTTGCGGCACAGGCTCACCAAGTCCTCCATCTTCTCATGCCCAAAACGGTCATAGGTCAGATGATGAACATCGGTGGCGGCATTGCCGCAGACCTGGCAGATATGATTGTCCAAATCCAAGCGGCTGTCGGCTTTGCTCCGCCACGCCTTGCTATGGATGTATTTTTCGTATGCTTGGTCACCCATTCACAGCACCTCCTCGCATTTTGTTGTGAAATAGCGGATGTTCTTCCGCAGTCTCTCGGCATGAGCAATCTCCGCTTCCATACCCTGCGTAATCCTCTCGCCGAACACCCAGACCTCGCCGCACAGCTTCATAAGCTCGAAGTTCATGAGCATCGCCTTTCCGCGCTCGTCAATCTCTGATATAAACTGTGGGAAATACAGGTGCGGCGCAAGGGGAATCCGTCCCCTGCTCACGGCGAACTTGCAGTAGTGCCTTGCCCGCATGACATTGACGCGCGGGTTGTCCCGATAGGGAGAGCAGATATAGGTAAACTGATTTTGTCGGAATACCTTGGTAAGAGCGGCATACGCCGTTGGGTCGGCGTAGCCCTCATGGTTTCTAAACTCGATCATTTCTCACACCGCACCTTTCGGCTGCATTCCGTGCAGCAGATCGCCGTACCAAAGAGGTCAAACTCCGCATCGCCGAAGAACTCGTTGAAATCGACGGGCACTTCCGCACCACAGCGCGGACAACGGCAGAATACATTCTCATCATTGATTTCTACCGTGACCTCCAACGCATCGCTGATCTTTTCCTTAACATAGAACATAAGATTTCCTCCCTTTGAAAACTGGTTAATCCCTGCAGGGCAGATCGCCCCCCATCCACTATCAGAACAGATGGGGATTGTGCCCCCTAAGTAGTAGCCACGGGAACGGGTCAAAAGGGACGTTTTTCAAAAATTTCCCTGAGTTTTTTCTCAGCCCGCTGCAGACGGTGATTCACAGTATTTGGCTTCTGCCCGATGGATGCGGCATATTCAATGCAGCTCATGCCGTCAAGATGAATGGCGATAATCATCTCGGCGTAATCGGGCTTGAGGGCAGCACGAATTTTTGTCCATAGTTCCTCATCGTCCCACTCCCGCTCACGGGCAAGCTCGTCCTTACGGAAGATACGGTCATCTACTACCTCACCCATCAGAGGCTCAGATGCATCCCGTTCGTCCAAGCCGTCCTCCGACTTGGCTTTGGATTCGCCACGATGACGGTCCAACTGATGCCAGTTGTTGTAATCCGGCCTGTTGAACTGTTCATCAAAGGCTGACTGCAGTTGTTTGCGCTTCTCCTCATCGCTAAGATCGGCACTGCTGCCAAGCGACAGGCTGACCCATAACTGGTCGGCAGCCACCGTATCAAGCTCCAAATACTGAAAACGATTTTCATAAATTACTCTAATTTTCATTGTTTCGCATTCCTTTCGTTCTTACCGAACGGCGGGATGCAAAACTACGCACGGGCTTTGGTGTCCGAAAAAGGGGCGCACAAAAGCACGGTGGGCGCGTACAGGATTCTGACAAGCTCGTTACCTGTCAGTATCCCTATTCGCATCCCGCCGTCTTATGGCCATCTCAGACAATAGGTTGATACATTCAAAGAAACTGGATTTGATTCTTCTTACCACCACCTTTAAAATCTTTCCCTACATAAAACGGACAGCTCGACCGGTTTTGGTCACCACTTATGAAGAAACTGTTCCGGGTATTTTCAGCAGAGGAAATCTTCCTCTTAATATCCCACTGGACACATTTGGGCGTGGCGGCCGAACTTTTTAGAAATATTTCCATGAACACAAAAAGGCCGGATGACGATAAAGCTCTCGCTTTACCCTCATCCGGCCATTCGGTAGCTCATAGCGGCTCCATTGCTCGGTATGTTGGTGTTATGTTCAGACTGCCCGTCGCCTCGATAATGTACGGTGTCCCGAATAGTTGAGTTTCACGATATTACGACAGTTGGGGCACTTGAGGGCCAAATTCACATTACCATTGGCATCAATATCTGCTGCCCTTTTCCCGCAAATGGGACACTTGAGCCGCGCCATAGCATTACGATTCATGATGAAATCTCCTCTCACCTATCAGCCATGCGGAAGAACTCAGACAGTCCCTCAACACCGGCTTCTTCTTCGATTTTCCTGCATATCTCCGGGTTGCTCTCCAAGAACTCGTGTACGCGCTGATACCAAATGTTGTATTCCGAAGCAATCGATTCATGCTCGAAAGCATCATCCGCTTTTTGTGCATCATATATATTCTTGGCGTTGGCATACCAGAGAATAGCATCATGCGCCCGTTTTTTTGCATGATCATCAAATTTCTTCAACATTTGAGCCAGTACATCGAAGTAATCTTCCTGCGATACAACATCCTCCAACACCTCATCGATGGTTTTTCCCTCAATGTCGATCTCGCGCTCCTTTCCTTGAAGCCCATACGAGCGATGTCCATCTTCATGCCTGACAACTACGTCACCTATGCCGATGTTCATGTCGAGCGCCAATGAGTTGTTGCGAAACATCTCTAAATTGCGGCTTAATTCAGAGACTTGAACTGCGGTAGGATATTTTACAGCCGCCGCTACGGCTGCGAGCCACTCATCCATTGTGACCTCATCGGTTTCATCGCTGATACAGGGCTGCATAATTAAAGGTTTCAGGCAATTAAAAAGCAAAATCGACATCAGGGACTTGTCGGTATCCACATTGCCGTTGAACCAATCGGCGATGATGTTATCCTCATCGCCACTGACAGCTGCGATGAGAATGTTACGTATAATGGGAGCGTCCGTAGATGGGACGACATTGTTTCCTTGGCGTTTAAACTCCGACTTGTCACAAAGAACGAGTTCCTGCTGAAGCTTCATGTACTTGTTACGGAGTAGCCGCATTTTTGCCTCGCTGTAGTCCTCCCAACCATAATGTTTGATGACATCCCTATAAATGTCCGATACCTTAACCATGAAAATCGCCTTCCTTTCGTTTGATGGTGCTAGTTTAACATTCCCTACCCTCTGCGTCGAGGAAATCAAATCGCTGCTTTTAATTCCGCAGGTGTATGTGACAGATCGACTGCATACGCCACGCTCCTTTCATTTACGAAAAAAGACCGAGATAGAATGATAGATACGCACCTTAATATTAGGTGCTCACTACGATCTACCCCGGCCTGTTACGCCTTCGAACTGCACGGCAGGTAAATGATATGTTCTCCGCAAGCCGGTCCCATACGCCTTTGATGGGAACCCAGCTTAAAAATTCACAACGTATGACGGCAACTTCTTCATAGAAGTCATTTGGAGCATTTCGTCAAGATAAGTGTACCCAACCACGGTTTTATTTTCACCGCTCCCCTTCACATACGTAAGGGCAATTTTTTGGTTCACGATTGCCAGTTCACCTTGCGGTTTCTTCAGTCCATGCGTTGTGTATAACATTCCCTCGGCAGTCATAAATCGCCTCCTAACCCAAAGTCATCAATATCAAACAAACCGTCTTCATTATCCAAGGTCCCATCCTCTACCGAAACAGTAAAGAACTTGTCCATAATCTTCCCCTCTTGACGTGGGAAGATAAACTCATCTGTCACTTTGAGCTTGTTGACATCAACAAGCAACAACGATACATCGTTCCGAAACTTCTGTTCACCGTATTCGGTTACGATATCCTCGAAAAAATCCCTGTCCAGTACAATGAATGAAAATCGTTGGGGCACTTCCTCCGGGTGAAAATATCCGATACTCGCATAGCGGGCAAGACGATCAAAAAATCTGCGACGATTCATCATATTGTTGCGGCGTTTGGTAAACTGTTCATCCGCATCTTCTCCATCTCTACGAGATATGAAATGTGATGCCGGAACAATATCCAATGCCCACAGACCGTTTTCACCAAACGATTCGCTTTCGCACAGGACATCAGGCATATATCCCATCGACTTTGATAGGCGAAGTTTTTTATGGTGATATACCGCCGCATTTACCCTGCGTGTTATTTCGGATGTAATAAGGTCGGTCACAGCAAGTTCCTGAAAACGCTGTTCGTTGATTCGAACACGTCCCACCGGCACCATGCCATTCGCGTCCATAAGGGCATCTAACGAAAGTCCGCTGCTCTGATCCGCATGCTGAAATATCGCCCACATTAAGGCCTCGGAACTTCCTCCAAGCATTTTTTTATTGGCAATCCTCGAAAGGGTAGACGGATTTACATTACACTCTTCGGCGAACTGCTTCATCGTTCTGCCCGGGCCTTTTGCTGCCTCAAGATACTGTGCAAGTCGATCCTTGTCTACCGCCTTTCCGCGCGTATATCCGGTTCCCAT